CAGTGTGCCGTCGCCCACCAGGGATTCTATCGTCATCCCCTCCGGGAACGGCTCAGACATCCCTGACATGTTTATCGTTTCGCCGGGCGGCACAACCAACGTAACCTTCTTAGTGCCACCCCTGAGAACGACGTAGCGGTCTTTCGTGCCCGTGTTTGTTAATGAGTACCCCGTGAGCTTCGTGGGGCCAGAGACCTCCTCGGCTTCATTCAGGTTCTCACTCAGATACGTCGCCACTCTTGTGTGCCCCCATCCTGTGACCAGCTAGCTGTCGCTTCGTGCCCTCGTAATCGCAGCCTTCAACGCTGCACGATACGGGTTCCACCTGCCCAGTAGCCTTCCCCGCGAGGGCCAGAGTCGCAGCAAGCTGCCCGCGCTGCGCGTCACGGTCTTCCTGCTTCTCTTCCCTGTCGAGATAGTATTGATGCGCTTCCTGCTCCTTGTGGTGCCGAGTGGCGGCGTGGATGCGCTTGGAGTGCTCGCTAGCGAGGTTGCCCTTCGGGCATCGCTTGCCGGCCAGCCCGATCTTGTCAAGAACGCCGGACTCCCGCTCTGGGCTGTCGGCATGGAGGAAGCAGAGTACCGTACCCCCCACATAGGGCGGAGCCTCCCCTTTCTTCATGGTGAACATCCAGTTGCCCTCAGCATCCTTCTTCTGCATCGCTGATGCCACAATGTGCTCAGGAACCTCAAGCTCTTCGCCGTCCGCCATGGCCCAGATCGTGACCGGGCTCTGGCCCGTGCGAATGTGCTGGAAGAGAACCTCCTTCTCCAACCCGCCCAGACCAGAGGCTTGCGGACGAAGGTCGCGCTCAGTGATTGTTGCTTCTGTCATTTCGTCTCTCTTTCTGCTTGGCCTTCACGGCTTCTCTTGGATAGTCAATGCGCTGGGCTGAGTAGTGGGGGCCGAACACGCTGCGGTTCTGTCGCTCGGCGATCTTACGCTCCTCTTGACGGAGAATGTCAGCGATCAGGGTACTCTCGGACTGCATCTCCCTGCGTCGCTTGGCCCACTTGTCGTTTCTGCGATCCATCTCCGCGAGGTACTGAAGTTCGGCCACGGTGTCGTCGCCGTCAGAGATGTAGATTATGGGCGTGGCGTCAGGAAAGTCAGAGACAGGGCCAATGTCGGTCTCATACTTGGCCTTCCTGTCGCCACGGATAACCCATAATCTCTGTCGCCAGCGTCCGGCTTCAGAAGTTTCCATCAAGCCGTAGCAAGGCTCATCTGGATAAATTCTGTCCGCGACTACATGCATATCAGTTCCTCTGTGCTATACTGGGCGGGATGAGAGTAATTGATTTGGCGGGCCAGAGGTTTGGTCGCCTTTTGGTGATAGAGCGCTCGTTTGCCAAAAGGCGAGTGTCATGGCTCTGTCGATGTGATTGCGGAAAGACTTCGGTAGTTGGTGCCTGCCCTCTCCGAGATGGCAGAACTAAGAGTTGTGGCTGCCGTCAGGGCAGCTTCATTCACGGTCGCAGTCACACTCCTGAATTTCGCTCTTGGTGGGCTATGCGTCAACGGTGTGAGAACCCCAATCTCCCCCGTTACTACGATTGGGGCGGTCGGGGGGTTACTGTTTGCGACCGCTGGCAGAAATTCGAGAACTTCTTTGTCGACATGGGCGAAAAGCCTACGCCTCGCCACTCCATTGATCGTATCAACAACCACGGCAATTATGAGCCTAGCAACTGCCGATGGGCTACGCCCGAACAGCAACAACGCAACTCTCGCCGCTACGAACGCTAGTCATCAGCCCCGCACAGAGGACATGTCTTCCCCGTGAACATCTCGCCACACTTCTTACAGGTACGGTAGTGAGTGATGGACATTAACCCTTCATCTCTACGACGCTGGAATGGCGTAAGTCCAGCCGTTTGCGGCTTCGCCGGTCACGTCTTCAGCCGTGTTGCCTGCCCAGTCGTCGCCTGAGCCTGCTGCATAGCCACCGGCAATGGTGTAGGCCCCGCCGAACGAGTTCCCGTAGAAGTTGGTGAGGGAACCGTTGGTGTTCTTGAGTTTCTGCGTCGGAGACTGGTTAGCCCCGCCCGCGACGAAGGTGTTGTTACGGACGGTACACATCTTGAACGACATATCCTTGATGAGATTGTCGCTGTCCGCGAACCAGTTGTCCTCAACAGTCCAGAGGCCGGGTGCGTCTGAGCTTGTGTCGGTGCATTGCATACAGGCCCCGTCCGTCGAGCCCGACGCGAACCCGTAGAACCTGTTGTTTCGGATCACGCAGAGGGCGGCGTTCGTGTTCGTGTTCGTCACCTGAAGCCCGTAGAGGCCCTGGTTCTGCCCTACGAACAGGCAGTCCTCGATCACCGTGCCCGACGCATTTGCGTTGGTGGTTACGCCATCGAAGTACACACAGGCGGAGTCGGCAAGCGCATCGAACTCAAAGCCAGCGACGTACCAGCCCCTCGCCCTGATCGCAAGGGCAGGTGCCGACGCCGTTGATGCCTGGAGCCACGCCGCCCCAAAGGAATCGGGGCCGGGCGACACGGCAATCAGTTGCCCGAAGGGACACACAGTATTGAGTGGCGTCTCGACATCCTCGGTGTAGCCACCGGGAGCGACAAAGATGCTCACTCCACCCCTGCGGACAGTGCTTGCGCCCAGCGCGGCAGCCGCCGTCATCGCAAGGCTAATCGTTGAGTAAGCCGTAGCCCATGACAGACCTGTTCCGGTGGCTGAGCCATTAATGGAGTCCACGTAGTAGGACTGCCCGAACGGATACTGGAAAATCTCGTTGCCGTTGTTATAGGCTTCGAGATTCCGCGTTTCGTTGTTGTAGTGCCAACCACGCTTGGTTGAACTTGGTTCCCATCCCATTTCTTATTCTCCTTTGCGACAAAGGTCGCACCTGAAAAGGATGGGGGCGGTTAGAGGCCCGCCCCCAAAAGCCTGCTATCTAGAAGTTCCAGTCGCGGCTGCCCTTCCACTGGAAGTAGTCAACCTTGAAAGTGGGGGTCCCCGTCGAGGCGGCGAGGAGCTGGAGGATCGGGAAGTACAGCGCGTCCTTGTCGAGAGAGCCCGAGTTCATGCGGGCAATCGGTGACAGGCCGTTCTGGTCGGCCATGCCAATCGCACCACACCAACCCTCGGCCCCACCGGCCACGTCGATCTCAACGCGACAGACAACCCACGAGTCGGCTGTAATGGTGGCAACGGCCCGAATGCCCAGCGCCCCCAGCGTAGTCGAACCGTCAATGGACGCGCCCAGCGCTGCGGTGGTCAACTCTGTTCCGTCCAGTGAGGCGTGGAACCTGTAGTCGTCCACGTTGGCTGACGTGTCGGTGTAGAAGCCGACCACGTTGCCACCATCGTTCGATACCAGGGTCGTGCCATTCAAGGTGAACGGGTTGATCGGCTCGGCTGCCGCGACCGTCTCCTGCCAGCCGCAGAACACGCGAAGGTCAGTGGCCGATGAGCCTTTGAACCTCGCCTCCATCTGTAGGGTGCCGTTGCTGGACGGTATTGACGGTGCGCCGTAGATGGCAATGCCATCAGAGGCATCACCAGTTCCGGGTACGAAGGATGCCACGCCGCCAGATTCGTCAACGGTGTTGATGTATGTAGTGTTGCCGCTGACAGCGACGAGAGCTAGGTCTTTGACGCGAACGACGGTCGCGTCGGAGATCGACTGCGTGGCCTCGTAGCCACCGAAATCCTCGAATGTTCCAATTCGGCCAAAATCGCTCTGAATAGTCATTTGCTTTTCCTTTCTCCGTGACTACCTGCCCGGAGTCTTACTGGGTTTCTTCGCCTTCTTGGCGACTTTTGGGAGCCATAGACCCCCATCCTCGTCTACTGAAAGGGGAGCGGCGGTCTTCACTACAGGAGGTGCCTCGGCTGCCAGTCTTGCGCGAACCTTCTTTTCCACCGCCTGCATGATCTGGGCGTCGTGCCCCGAGACGCCGCCCCTGCGGTCTCTCTCGCGGAATAGTTCCTCGGCTTTCTCGAACTTGCCCGCCGAGATCAGATCAACGATGTCCTGATGATCCATGACTAACTCGTGGGCGTTGTACAGTCGCTGAAATGCCGATACGCCCAGACCTGGGTTCCGCTGCTCTTGCGCTCCGCAAAAGCAAGCTCATTGGTGAGCGAGATCACGTCCGCGCCACCACCGAAGTAGATGTCACGGTCTGCCTCGTGCTTGATGTCCAGGCCAATAGCAGCGATGACACCCTCACGAGAGTGTGTAGCACCGTTAGCGTCCGCGTTCGCGTCAATGGTGATGTTCCCGTCCGTAAACAGGTTGGACTCCGCCACTGTGCCCGAGAAGCCCTTGCGGAAGGTGTCCGCTGTCAGGCCCACAGGAACGGTGTAGGTCCCCACCCCAGCGAGGACTTCATCCTGAATGTCCTTCTTCTGGAACGGGTGCAGGACACTGTAAACCTCGGCCATGCTGGGCTCAGTTGTGTTGCCCTGAATGTTGGCTACGGCTGAAGCTATGTAACCAAAGGCCATCGGGTTACCCGCGCCCGGTGAGTTTGTGGTGGCGAAGGTTGAGTACGTCGCAAGATAGTCCTCATCGTCGCCCCGGTTCATCGCGTTGGCTGATAGTGCCCCGAACTTGCTGCTCACAATCTTGGCGAGCTTCCGAAATGTCCTGTCTGTGATCTTGATAAGGATTTGGTTCATCGTCGGCTCGATTGCCTGAAGCGAGCCTGTAAGCTGTTGGAAGTTGCGGTTATCAGCAGTCTCAGTGATCGCCTGCCGTGAGAGCTGATCCAGAGTAAACTCTGTCCAGCTTAGGCCCGTGCCCTCTTCCTGCTGCTTGATGTCGCAGGTTCGCCGCCAGACGCCCTCGTACTCTTTGACGATGCGGGCGTCCGCAACGATAGATGGTAGTGCGTCACTGAGACTGCCAGTTGTGGTCTCTCCTGCCATGGTTTATCTCCTATCTGCTCGCCTGCTGGCGAGCACGTATTTCTCTGAGTTCCGATACTGGTGTATTGCGGTCGAGCAAACGCTCTGAATCGCTACGCCCGCCCGCAGGACTGCCAGGGGCAAGGTTCGCACCCTGGCCCTGACGGCTCTCTAGCCTCTCGCGCTCGGCGGCGGCGTCGCGGTTCTCTTTCAGGCCGCCTGCGTAGCCCTTTTTCTCCCTCTCCTCACCCACCAAACCAACAAACGTTTTCATCAGGTCGGGCCAAGCGGTGCCGGATGTAGCCTTTTTGTTGAGAGCAGCCGCTTCACGAGGGCCTAGCGCATCCTCCATAAGGGCAAGAAAGCTCTTGGATGAGGCTTGCGAGACTTGGTCTCGCATTAGTTTCTGGTAAGGCTCTGTGTACGGCTCCCTAAAGGCTTGCAGTTTGGCCAGCATCCGGTCAGCGCCCTCAAAGTCACCCTCGTCCAGCTTGCTGGTAAGCCTCCCTACCAAGCCATTGATGGTTTGGTGAGCGTTGGTGGTCTCCCAATCCTTAGTCATCTGCTCTAGCTGGCCCTGGAAGTCTTGCCGAAGTCGAGCCTCGGTGCGGCCATCCCGCTCCTCAAGGTGCGGCTTCAGTTCTTCAAGGGTGAGCACGTCATAGACATCCGTGAGAGATGACCATGGGGGGGTTGTCTCCTCTGGTGCGGCCTCTTCGGGCGGCGCAGGTGGGCTCTCGGCTTCGGCTCCCGTGGTGGCTTCGGTGAGCGGGGCCACGGCGGGAGTGGAAGGCGGAGGCGCTTCCTGTGTAGTCTCCGGTACAGGCGGGGCCAGAGTATCGTTATCCATGTAGTCCTCCTTGAATCGAAAAAGCCCGCCTTTTCAGCGGGCACCGTCCATTTCGTGATGGCTATAATCTTGTGCCGGTAAACCCGATTCTCTGCGGCCTAAAGGAACGCCCCGTTGGCGTCGCCGCCTGCATCTGCGCCCGTACCGTGAAGGGGTCGAGGCCAGCCGCCCGGAAGGCCGACAGGGCGTTGCTGAACAGGTCGGGCCTGTCCCGCTGGAACTGCCCCAACTGACTGGCTATCTTGAACGGCGCGGGTAGTAACGCCCCCGTGGTGGGCTCAACCAACGGCGAGCCTAGCGCTTGGAAGGCAGGGGTAGGGCGGGAGGGTATCTGCTGTGTTGTGGGGAGCGCCGAAATCGGAGTCCCTACTATCGGGGCCAACCGAGCTATCGAACTGGTTACGGCCCCCACTACGCTGGCAGGATTGATGCCCGCCAACACCTCTGGGCGCGTGATGTGCTGCCGCGTGTTGCCGGTTATCTTCCATATCTCGCCCGTCAGGACGTCGCGTACAAACTCAGGCTGAATCCCCAGCCTGGACAGCGCCTCGAAGTTGCCCGTCATGGTCTCACCCGTTAGGCCAAACCCCGTGCGCGTCGGTATCGTGCTCAGCCCCAACCCTTGAAAGAACGGCTGAAGGGCCTGTAGGCCGCTGATTTCCAACCCGCCCTGAGCGCCGCCGCCGAACGGTACGACCTCTACCTTCCCGCCGCCGACTATCAGCACCTCAGGACCGGCCTCGCCCACCAGGAATGACTGCTTTTGGGAGAACGCCCCGTCCTGTCCCTTCTCCATCTCAATCACCCCGCCTTCTGCGAGGCTGGGCAGCCCGAAACCGCCCGCCAGGGTGGGGGCCTGGATGCTCTGACCCAGTTGAGCCTGCATCTGAGGTATGGTCATGTTGAAATCGAGGGCCGGCACGGGTTGGTCGATGAACGCCTGCGCCTGCCCCACTGCCGCCTGTTGGGGGGTAGTGCCGCGCACCACCTGGCCTGACAGAGCCGCCGACTGCTTGAACGGGTCGGGGCCTACCCTTAGAAGCTCTCGCTGAAGCGCCCCCTTCTCCTGGATGAGAGTCCGGCGCTCGGCTCCGATTTCGCCCATCAGTATCGTCTTAACGTCGTTCTCGGCGCGGAGACGCTCTAGTTCAAGCTGCTGCTTCTGGAAGGGGGAGATGGGTTGCGCCCCTCGCGCTTCGAGTTCTGACAGCGCGGCGGTGGCGTTCGCTAGGCGGGTCTGGGCCTCGTCCAGAGCGGCTTCGGAGGGGAACTGGGTGCGGCCTGCGCCGCCGCCCCCTCCACCGTCACGGATTGGCTGAGTTTCACCCGTGGACACCCACCTTTCCCCGTCCCAAATCTGTTGCTCTACGAAACCGAAGCCTGAGTCTACCCACTGAGAATCACCAGGTTGTGCGCCAGCGCCGCCGCCTGTCGCCGCATGTTCACTCTCAACACGGCGCAGAAAGGCATCTACCGTCTCGCTTGGCCTAATCTGTGGTTTATGTGGCATCGTTCATCCCCAATAGAAAAGGCCCGCCGACTTGACAGGCCATGTTAAAATGGATTCCTTGGAGGGAGGCTACATGCGAACTCTCATATCGTTCTCTGGGGCACTAACCTTAGCAGTCGTACTCATCTACATACTCACTGGGCGCATCTAGGCTCATCTAGCAATACCAGCGAACGCTTCCTCACCTAACGCTGCCTCTTCCTCACGACTCAGCTGCCGCTCCAGCAAGTCAGGGTAGAACTTCGCCAGAATGACTTGGTTGCTCTGTAACATCTCGTCTCGGCGGGGATCAAGGAAAACGTCGCGCACCCTCCCCCTGCGAAAGAGCATCGCAAACCGCAATATCTTGCTGGATATGCCTAACTCCTTCGCGGCGAGAATCATGGCCACAACACGGCTGAGTTCCCGCCTCGTGCGCCGTAGGAAGTCGCGTTGGAAATCCCCTACGGATACGTTCACGAACTCGTCCAGCTCCTCACCCTCTTTTAACGTGAGGCCCTTGTATTTCGGCGTGTCAAAGAGCTTGTCCACTACGCCCTGTGCCTTGCGGAACTCCGTCACGGTCGGCGTGTCAAACTTGCGGATGAACTCCATCACCCGTCGTCTATCACCCGATGACAAACCTTTCAGGGCGGTGTCACGGGCCTTGAAGAATCCGTCCCAATCCACTTCACCATCTGGCTGCGCGAAGTCGTCCACGTTGACATCAAAGTAGGCGTCGATGGCGGCGTTGACTGAACCTGACGGAGCCTCTTTGTCATCAAACTCTATCTGGAAATCAGCCTTGATCTGTTCGCGTCGGTTGAAGAAGTCCCTCTGTCGGTCACGGTATTTCTCCCGCCAAGCATCACCCGACCATTGACCAGAGTTCAGGTTGGCATCGTCGTCCAGTTGCTCGGTCTGCTGCACCTCACGGGTAGCCTCAATCGCCTCAAACCCCTGGCCCTGTGGGGTTGTCTGGCCCCTGAGTTTTGCCGTCTCCCGCCGCAACTCTAGCTCTTGCCCAATCCGTACCTCAACCTCGTCGTCTATCTCGTTGGCGCGAGGTGAGTCGGTTGCCTTGATGTCTTCGTAACTGCCCTCAATCCCCTTCTCCCGCATCACCTCACCACGGATGCGGTCAAGGAGTTGGGGCGTCGTCTCCGCCCGCAGGTTGATACCGGTGGCCTGAACCCCTAAGCCCGTGGTGCCCAACCGAGCCTCACCTGGCTGGATCAGCCCCTCCGTCTCCTCAATGTTGCTGCGGAGGAGTTCCAGCCCTGCTTGGCCGGGGCCGATGGGGGCAAACAAGTCCTGGGCGAGCTGTGCCGTGCGGGAGAAGATACCTCCCGGTCCTACAGTATCAATGGGTGCCCCAAAGAAGTCCTTGCCCGTGGCCTGGCTGACCCCCGCACGCACAGGTACGCTATAGCGGGCAGACAGGAAGCTCTTGGGGTCAAGGGTGCGGAACGCGGTGTCCATCTGCCCCATGAGGTCTATCGTTACCTGAACTCCCGACCGCCCCGTCAACGGTATGTTGGGCGCGGCAAAGTCGGTGTTGTATCCGAAGGGTAGCGGTCCCCACTTGTCCTTCGATATGGGAGTGTACCTGCTTATCGGCAGGGGCTCGCCAGTCGAGGCGAAGTGAATAGTGTTTGCAAGGGCTATGACGCCAAGGTACGTCCCCAGCAGGCGGGTTCGGAAGTACGCCGCGTTCTCTCCCCTGATCGCCCCCGTGAACGCCCTCAACAGACCTTCCTGCTCATTCAGGCTGAAGAGAAAGCGGGTGAGGAACCAGCGGGCTTGCTGGTTCTGGACAACGCTCATGCCGGCGGGAATAGTCGAGTAGCTGGCGTTTGCTTGTTTGGCGATCATCCCCGCCAGTTGACGGTCAGGCAGGTCGGGGTGCTGCCGCATAATCATAGGCCCGATGTTGTTCTTTATATCGCTCAGAGTAGCAGCGGGGTAAACCCCCTTGAACAGCCCGTTACGCCACGCCCGCTCCAGGTCGGCCAGGAGACGGAAGGGGGCCTTGCCCATCTGCACTATTCTCGGCTCTGCCCGCACCTCAGCAATAACCTTGTCCAGTTCAGGGAATATCGTCTCATCTCGAAGGCTCAGACCCTCCTCGCTTATCATCTTGTTGGAAATCCTCCGACCCTTCCACAGCGGGGTGTCGTCCACCGCCAGCCTGCTTAATCTGCTTCGGAAGCCCGGACTGAAGGTCGAACGGACAATATCAACGGCGCTCTTAGGCCACTTCGCCAGGTGAGTCACCGCAGCGACGGGCTGGCCGCGCCTCACCGCGTCCACAAAGCCCGTCCATGCCCCGACATGGGAGCGTCCAAGGAAGTCAACGTGCTGGAAGACCGAACCGATGAGCTTAGCCCGCTTAGGCAGGAAAACGGCAGCGTCCACGGCCTTCTGAAAATCTACGATCTTGCCGAATATCTCACCCTTCCCCAGTTTGGGGGTCACGCCGTAGACGTTCTCCAGCCGGTTCGCCAGCGAGTCAGGTACAGCCCAACGGCGGGTAAAGGCCACCCCACCGCCAGGGGCAGCGTAGGGTTTGCCCTCAAACGCAGAACCGACCCTGGGGACGCGCCAGCCCTCGGGAACAGTCCCCCCTGTGTGGGGGAGGGCCAATTCCTTAGCCTTAATTTTGTCGATGAGCTTCATCTGCTCCCTGTACTTGATGCCCATGAGCCGCGAAAACCGCGCCTGCTCTGCGGGGTTCTCAAACAGCGGCCTAAACCCTGCCTCTATCATCTCGTCATAGGTGGCGTTGACTCTGGGGAGCCTGAACGCCGGGCTGCGGCCTAACGCGCCCCTGGCCTCTCCAGTGAACATCCCCTCCGGCGGTTGCCAGCCACGGAAGAAGTAGTCCTCCACAAGCGCCTGATCGGGGTCGAAGTCAACCCGTGCCGCCTGCTCCCAATCGGTTTGTGCGCGGAGTTCGTCATAGATGGGGCGCAACCGTTCGGGGACGGCCATCTCACCCGATGTTACCTTAGTGGGGTTATGCAAGAGACGGTTGAGTTCATCGAACGCACCCTCCTCCTTGGCCACAACCGACTGGCGGAAGCGCCGCCCGAGGCCAGCGTCCACCAGTAAGTTGTTAACGTCCTCTGCCGCATTTGCCGCGATTCTCGTCTCAGTGTTGATGACCCCCTGATGACGGCGGACCAGCGTTTCCCCTGGCTTCTCGCCCTTCAGGGCCGCTTCAAGGATGCCGTCAAACTCTGGGTCGTCGGGAGTCAGCCTACCCGTAGGCGGTTCTTTCGGCGGCGGGCCTGGGTCGCCCTTCGCTATGTGGGGGTCAAGTCCCCCAGCCTCCGCCGCCAGGGTGCGCCGCAATTGGGGTGACGTGATGGCCTTTCTAGCCGCGCCTACCGCTGGGCGTACCGCCATGCCGCCCGCAAACCCACCTCCCAGGCCACCCACTAGTTCACCAACAAAAGGCGGCACTCCAACTTCCTCTGCGACCTTTCCACCCACAAAAGCACCGCCACTGCCCGTCACGGCGGTCGCGGGGCCAATCAACGGCCCACCAACACCAAGCGTACCGATTGTCGCGCCGAGTTCAGCGGGCGTCCTCAACCCTGGAATCTTGCCTGCGATGCCGGGGAAAGGAGGCTCACCAGCAGGAGCGCCAATATCAAACGCTGGGAACTCAGGCGACTCAGGGGAGATACCCCTTGTTAGGGCTTCCTCCTGTGCTGGCGTGGGGTCTATTCCGATTCGGGGCTGGCCCGTTGAGTACGATATGTTGTAACCCTTCTTGAGGGCCGCGTCTAGTTCCTCTGGCGTCAGGGGCTCACCCGTTCGGGCCTTGCGCTGCAAGGATACCCCCATAGGGTCTTGACGGACTTCTGGTGGCGTCGGAACTCGTGTTTCTAGCCTGTCCACGAACCGCCCGAACGGTGACGGGCTGGGCTCGAACGTCGGACGCGCAGACGGCTGCTGCCGCTGCTCCACCTCACGAAAGCGGGCCATTTTCTCGTCCAACTCCAGTCCCCGTGCCCGCTCAGCCTCCATCTCAGTGTTGACGGACTGCGCCTGATCCAGTTGCGTCCCTCTTGTCCGTTCCTGCTCCATCTCGGCCTGTATCTCCTGGGTGCGGCGCTGCTCGAACTGGGCAAGTTCCTGCTTGCGCTGAACCTCTCGCTGGGTCTGGTCCTGAATGCGTCTCAGGCGCATATCAGGGGTGACGTAGGAGGAGTATCTAACCATTCCGCTCTACCCACTTCTTAAACTCGATCATCCCAGGCCCGAACCCCATCTCGGCGATATATTGACTCAATCGGTCGTCCAAGGCTGCTGCGTTAAACGCAATGCCGAGGTAGTCCCGCTTCTCGTCTTCAGGCGATTGCTTCACCGACCCTACGGGGCGGTTGGGGACGACGTTCAGATTTCCCTTAATCTCCTCGACCCTTTTCTGTGCGGCATTGAGGATGCGGTCGTAGCGCCCCGTAGGGTCTTCGAGATTGGGAGAGCCAAAGTTATTCACTGATTCCCGCCAGTTGTGATTCCTGCTGACCTCGTGTAGCCCTAGCGGTGTTCGCCGCCGTGCGAGCCAACTGTCCCCCACCGCCCAACTCGGGCGGGACGTCGCCCTGGAAGCGAGCTAAGAGCGCCTGCTGAGCTTGCTGGGGTAGGTCGGCGAAGCCTTGAGCGATGGCCGCTATCTCCTCCGGCGACAGCTCTCCGGCGGCAACCTGGGCCTGCCGCTTCAGGGTATCGATGTACTGGTCAACCAGAGCGTTCACAACTAACTGCTCGTTCACGCTATCGACCATCTCCATTGGGTTTTCGATGTCCAGTTCTCCTTGAAGGACGGCGACGTCCGAGAGTAGAGGTCGTTGTCCCGGCCCGCGAGCTTCCGTGAGTAATCGGGCGTTGGTCACCGCCGCGCCACGGTTCACGGGTAGAGCTAGTTTAATTACCCCCTGAAGCAGGAGGTCGTATTTCTCCGCGTCCTCTCTGGTGAGCGAAATCTCCCTGGAGCCGTGTTTGCTGTCGGCCTCTCTCACGGTTACTTTGTCGTCTTCCGGCAATGCCCTAAGGTGCAATTTACAGATGTTGGCGAAGCCGTCCTCTAAATTGGAGTGGGGCACGGAGAGTTCAGTGATCTGGGCCTGGCGGGCGGTATCCAAGTGAACGGCGGACTGCCCCGCTGGCCCTTGGCCAATGGTTTCAGGTCTGTGCGCCCCTGACCTATCGAGGTACTGCGCCCCGAAGGCGACCAGTTGGAATAGATTGGGATTCACCGTCGCGGTAGGGAACCTCCCCAACTCCTCTTGACCTTCCTCACCACCGTAGAGGACGACGTTCTCGTTGGCTCGGATGTCTATGGTTTTCTCCTCGATGCCTAACGCTGTCCGTAGTCTTGGGAACAACCTCGCCCAGAGCGGGGATTCTACCTCTTTGCGGGTGACGGTCCTTAAGTCAGTAATGGACTCATCGAGCATCTGCACCATTTCCCTGCCGTGGTAAGACGCCCCTCTGCGGGTGTGGCCTCTGTCGTTCTGTCTCATGGGATCGAAGCGGATGAACGTGTACGGCAGCATCCCCAATCCGTGCTCCCACGGTTCTTTCAAGAACATCGCGTCCCGCTTGAAGACCTTACCCTTCCCCTGTCTCAGAATGGACGCAACGTACTTGTGGTTCGCGTACTCGATGACTTCCAGCTCGGTGTCTTTTTTGAGGTCGTCGGGCAGGTCTATGGCCCCGAAGCGGGTTTCGATGATGTCTTTCGTTATCTTCCTAACCTCGAACACTTCCGCGATGCCGCGTTCGTCCCACTCCCTATACGTCGAAACCGGGTCAACGTACCGCCACACAATAGGCCAGTTATTATCCTTAGCCCTTTGAAGTTTCGCTTTTTGCTTCTTGATCTCCTCTTCGGGAGCGCCCTCGGAAACCAGGGAATTTAACTTGTCAACCTCTTCCGCCACTTCGTCATCGGCCCAAAATTGAGGAGCGGGGAGGACTTTGGAGACGAACTCCCCGATTAAATTCTGGTCTAAGAGTCCGGTATCCCAGACGGGGAAATCCCCCTGGGAAAGCCACACGGCGATATTCAGCCAGGGCTCAATTTTCCCTGATACATGTCTCTCCGCTTCTTGTCCTCCGACAGCGTTGACCCTCGCGGAAGGTCGGGGTCTTAGAACGTGGACGTTGCGGTCAATCTGGGTGCCGACGATCCCCATCCCCACGCCCCTGACCGTGTTCCTGTCTCCGCGCTGATCCTTTTTGTCCCCTGGATCGTAGGCGTTGATAACGTGGTCTTGGTGGTATTGGGAGACCATCTGCTGATCGAGTTTCTGCTGAGAGCCGGACGAGGCTTCTTTCTCCCTGGCACGTTCATCGACCTTTTTAGGGTCGGGGAGGTCTTTTCTCACGCCAGGACTCCGTGTTCCACTAGCTTCGGCGGCTTAAACCCAATCGGCATGGCTTCTATCTCTTGGAGGGCATCTGCCGCCGCATCCCACGCATGATCTGGGGTGTTAACGTCAAACTTGTCCGTCTCCAATTCGCGGCCTCTTCTTTTAGCCCAGGACAGCCCTGAGGCTTCGCGGATGAGGAACTGGGACTCGTTACAGATGGTCAACATTCCTTGACTCAACGGTGTTATCCACGACTTCACTCTCAATTCAATCCGGTTGGAGCGGGCCTTGATTGCGGGGATGCCTTTTTCCTGCATCCACCGAATTCTGTCTTTCCCAGAGGGGTCGCAGACGAACAGAGTGATCCCGTCGTCCATCGCGTCCCGGCACGCCTTAACGAACGTTTCGTCGTTACAGTCTCGTTTGTACAGCCACTCCCGTAAATATCTATGACCCGTCTTTGTGACGGCGCACTCCACAATCGCCGTGGCACTCTGAACGCCGAAGTCCACCCCCGCTATTTTTCTGATGAACAGTTCGTCCGGCCAGGGGGCGATATGCTTGTCAGGGTCGAAGTTGGGCAGGACCAACCCCTCCATTTGGACGAACTCCCCCAGAACGTACTGGCGGTACATCGGAGTCCCTTCGATGTAGGTCTGGGTCATCCTCTCGATATACCCATCGGGGAGATTTGCTTTGTTCTCAAAAGTAGAGCCAGGGAACAGAACATGCCCGGTTTCTTTCGCCGTGGGATTATCGACCCACTCCCGCCACAGCCAGTTCCTCCCTGAGGGGGTGGTGGCGACGCCCAGCCAGTGCCTAAACCCTTTTTGCCTCAGACGGCCCACCAGATTCAGGTAAGCCTGCTCCTGGGAGCCGTGCTCGGTGGAGCCGGCCTCGTTCATCAGCGCCCACGCCACCTCGAACCCCACTAGCCTCTCAGGCGTCTCAGCGGCCTTGAGCATCCATAGACAGCCGTTTGCGAACTCAATCCGGTGGTTGGGACCACCTTTGCCCTGCTCAGTCCAGAAAGACCCCTCGTACTCGCCGAAGAAGCCCCTGAGTGTCGGCAAACACGACTCGGCGAACATCGCCGCCACGGGCTCCGTCCAGACTCCCCTGGAGCCGGGGTTTTCTATCGTGTACATCCAGCACTTGATGACCCCCCCCGCTGTTTTGCCTGAGTTGTGGTGCCAAAGGCCATTGGCTGAGTAGTGGTGAAGATGGGGAACCGTTAGATCGTAGTAATCGCCATAGCGGTCGAATGTCACCCGCACTATAGAGTCCCAGAATGTGCTATAATGAACACATGGGAAAGGGAATGGGTCCTGGATCGCAGAAGACACAATTTCAGCGGCGGCTCGATTATGCTCAGGTGTTAAAGCTGTATCGGGAACTTGGAACGCAGCGTCGGGTAGCCGAGAGGCTGGGCTCGAATCAAGGGACGATCTCAGGAATACTCCGTTCTCAAGGTGTACGCGTGGGTGTCGGCCCCGTGACAAAATACGATCTACCGATGGACGAGATCGCGTCCCGTTATCTAGCGGGCGAGACCTGCCGAGAGATTGCGAAAGACTACGGCGTTGACGATGAGCGCATTCGCCGCCGCTTGAAATCGAAAGGTGTAACGAGGCGGAATGGCGGAGGGCCAAAGGGGAGCAAGAACTTTTTCTGGAAGGGGGGTTTTCAGCCCACGATGCACTACTATCGGCGACAATCATACGAGGTAGCGGCAATCTGTTTAGGATACCCGCTGCCCCAAGGAATGATAATCCATCACTTGGACGAGAACCCGAGGAATAACAATCCCGACAACCTCTGCCTATTTGAGAATCAAGGAGACCATGCCCGCTTCCATCTGCGGCTACACAATCTCCAGCGGACAGGTCAGAAAGTTGACGCCATCCAGACGGCGTTAGAAAACGGTGGCCGAGAGTTACCACCACCTCCCGCCCCGATTTCGTTACCACTCGGTACAAGTCGGCGCGACCCTTCAAGAAAGAGGCGGTCGCAGGGGATGAGCCCAACAGCGTCCTGACATCCCCGCGTTCTCTGTCTGCAACTGGCATTCCTGAAACAAGAGTCTCCGCAGCTACGCATCCCTGACCCCCCATGAACGCCGGGAACGCGGCCTCGGAGCGGACAAACCCGTCCTGTGCGCCCTTGTTCAGGGCGACCTCTACTTCAGTCGTCATTTCGTGATGGGCTCCCCATACTGCTTACGCACATCCAAGCCGCGATTCCACATCTCCCGCGCCACCACCTTCATCAAGGCGGCGCTGATTACCACCGCCTCATCCACCGTCATGTGTATATCGTTGAAGTCGTGCAGGGAACGCATCTCAAGACGGATGATGTCCGCTTTGCAGTCCCACTTCGGGTTGTGGACGCGCCCAGCGCGGATGTACGTCCCGCCCGCTGCTAGCGCGCTAAACTCCCAGTTAGTTCTCTGTCTCTTCATCTAGCCAGCCGCTCTCCCACCCCTGTAGGGCCATCAACGCACTCTTCAGGCTATGTACACACTCACGAAACCGAGCATGCCAACGTAACTTTCCAACCCATATCCGCTTCATCCCCTGCTCCTTTCCCTGTAGTACAATCTAGGCATGATTCCACCTCATCACGGCAGGTCTCAAGCCATGCGGCACATGCTCATGGTTTACTGGCGGCGGTGGGAAAACGGCTACCGAGGGAAGATGCCCTATGTTGTCGGCCCAGGCTGGCGACCCCCTGGAGGAGCCCCCATCCCGCGTGAGCCAAGATTTAAGGCTTACGTTTTCCGCTCTCTGTAGGCCCGCTGGCGCTCTGCGTTCGTCTTGTGCTCTCTTGGACGGCCTGAACCTGTGCCGAATCCTCGCGTTACGTTAGCGGGTTCCGTAACACCCCTATCTGGCGTTACGTTAGCTTGGGGTGGTTTTGTTACGGTAGTTGGCCAGCACACAGGACACGTCCCAGCACCGCTGTAGCCGCACCTCTTACAGGACATTATGTAATGCTCCTTTAGATAGGGCCGCGTCTCGGAGTCAATACCATAGTGGTTAACAGAGAAGCGCGGATCGGGAACCCGTCCCCAGGTTCGCACTATATGTCATATGTAAAGTAAATCCCTATCTAGATTACTTGACCGCCCAGTTATAGCGTGGTTCTGTGGCCCTGGAACCTGTGCAATAATGTCTCTGGTCGGCCCTGCAACCGCCCGCCCTTTTCTTTCTGGGTATCTAGGGTAGTTAACACCCTCGCTCCTGTATATCCTGTACCAATAACCACAGGGATACCCACTCGCGCTCATCCACAGAACGCTTACCGAGTCTGAGGTACTTCCCTCGGCTCATATCCCAAAGGAGCAACTGATACCAGCTATTCACGCGTCACCAGGTTAAACTGAACGTTCATCTGGTTACCGCCACCCTTCTGGAGCTTCAGTAGCTCTATAGGCTTATCCATGGCGATACCGGTAGTGACGGGTATCTGGCTGTCTGGGAGGGTATCTAAGACCATCATCATCCGTTCCTGGGCCTTCATCCCCATCTCCATAATTCCCGTCTTGAACGTCTCTTCCCTCTCCTCGCCCATCTCCTTCCATCTCTCTGGATCGAGTCGCCTGAACCACCGCATGATGAGCATGGCATTAGGGTGTCGGTCAGGGTAACGCTTAGCCATCTCCCGCTCTGCCTGGCTGTAGTTGTTAGTCTCGTAGACCAAAGCACACGCCTCTCCCTTGACATCGCTAGGATAGGAATCAGTGCGGCGCTTAGTTAATGCTCTATCCACAGTCATGGACCTTCTCCTGGTGGTTAGAAACAGAAAGGCCGCTCTTTCGAGCAGCCCTCTGTGTTGACAGACCCTTCGCTGTACTCTCAATATAACACAAAGAGTGAGGGTAGCTAATAGACATTTCTAATTGGTCGTAAGGTAGACCAGCGGCAAACTCCTTAAAGGCATTCCGAATAGACGCTATCTCATTGTCATCAAAGATAAGCCCCTTAGGCCGCAACGCTAGGGTTAGCCTCATCTCACTTGTGTCCACTAGACAGCTCCTCCTTTATCGTTTCAATCATCTGGTCCGTGCTAGCAATTTGGAGTAAATGCGCTTCCTGGCCCCGATCGCAATGCTCGTGAATTGACAGCGCAACCTCTGGGTGACTTCGCATTAACGAAACCCCCAGCATCACGCCAGTCATAAACGCAACTTCTGGACTCCACTCCTTTACCACCCATTCAGGAGGTGACATATAGACACGACCAACTATCTCTGCTAGCTCTTTATTCACGACGGTAGGCAGCCATCAAGCGCTGAAGGCCAGCGTTGATGCCTCCCTCTCTGCTCCTCTCACGTTCAGCCTCTACTCGCTCTTCATGTGAAGGGCCTCGCCAAGCCGGGACAAACTCTAATGTGGAGATGAACCAGCTTCGACCGCAGAGCAGGCAAGTAAGCGCCGGATGAGTATATGCAGAGAACAGCCAGCCCATGCAGCGAGGGCAATTAGGGTCTAAGCCCCTTGATTTCATATTCATCGGTAAACGGGGCACCTCCGCAGGTGGAGCACCAAGCTCAAAGGAGGACACCTAAAAACTTGCCAGGCCCTTCCTTGCGGAGGTTTGTCCGGCCCCGTTCATAATCATTCTACCATAGCGTTAGACTGAGCGATTATCTCCTTGCTGAACTTCACCATCACGTCATGTCCTTTGTGATAAAGATTGCAATGTTCCCTATCTGGCAGATACTTGACATGCCTATTCTAAGGGTGTACTGTCATTGTAGTCATGGTAGTAGCTGGAGGGACAGCATGGTGAGGCTCACCTGGACAGAAGGCCGCAAGGGAACATTATTTAGTCGCCTCTTCTGCACCACAAAACAGGCGCGAGATTGGGGCGAAACGGAGCTGAGACCTTATGGCATTGGATATGCCATCGAACGGACCCGGTAGCCAACGGATCAGTAATCAGGAGGGAAGACACGATGAAGAAGCTAAACCCGCAGATGAAGGACTGGATGAGTACGCGGGGGTTTGAGGTCGCTCAGATTGGCGTCGTGTTCGGCAGCTTTAACCCGACTGAATTGATTAAGCGGCTCGCGGCCGCCCCGTCTGCGGGAGAGAAAATCAACGCCACTACCGTTTGTCGTGTGTTAGACGAAATGAGAAACGCCTATCACTAGTCCCCCCAGCGTTGGCCCTGACTCGCTCGGGGCCGACCCCGGACGGATTAGTAGGAAAGGGGAAATCATGCAAGACCTAGAGGCCAGCACATTCCAGAAGCGGCCCGCGTACCGCTACATCCGCAAGAGTGACAATGTGCCCGACATCGGCGAGAATGGCCGCAACGCCGACCAGGGAGACCCCATAGCGTTAGTTAAGCTGTTCAACCCTACAGGGGCGGGCACTTGGTACATAGCCGAGTATGACCCCGAAACACGCACGGCATACGGGCGGGCCGACATCCAGTTCAACGAGTACGGGTACATCAACATCGCAGAGCTAGTAGAGTTTCGTGGGCAGTTTGGCCTACCAATAGAGCGCGACCTCCACTGGAGCCCCCGCCCGCTGAGCGAATGCGCCTAGTCCCCCCAGCGTCCCGTCCATCACATGATGGGCGCGATGCCGGACGGATTAGAGAACGGAGGGAAGACAAATGGGAGATCACTACGTAATCAGGTGTTGCAAATGCGACGCCTTAGTTTGCCGCTACTGCTCGCACACGTGCAAGCGGACGGATTAGCAGGAGGGAAACCAGCATGACTGACAAGCATACACCTGGGCCGTGGCAATCTGGCGGCTGCGTCGTGTATGGCCCCGATGGTGCTGGCGTCGCCGATCTAGTCGCTGGCGTCTGTAATCATAATGGCCGAAGCCCCGACGAAACGGAGGCCAACGCCCGCCTCATCGCCGCCGCACCGGAGCTGCTGAAGGCGCTGGAGCCGTTCGCTGCAATAGACGTTGAGGGCACCACACTCACGCTAGAACATTTAGAGAACGCCCGCGCCGCTATCAAGGCCGCGAAGGAGGACGCATGAACAAGCCGCTAGTAGTAACAGATGGCCGTTACCTGTGGGTACATCATCAGAACGGGCCAAAGCTAGGGCCACTCAACTACAACAAGCATCTCACCGAGGAAGGCCAGATAGATATAGAAGTCAACAATCACGACCCCTACGGCTGCCCAGTGAATCCCCGCGCCTGTGTTGGTGGCCGAGTACACTTAGTAGAAAATCCCATGTTCCCGCCAGGCGACTTGTGGAGCAAGGGGGACGCATGACTACCAGATACACAGAGAAGCAGATCGAGGACGTGGCCCGAATCCTGCTGGAGCACGTCCTGCTGTCACGCGTTAGCCCCATGACCCACGACCTAGTGAACACCTTCGCCGACCTCTTCGCCGCCGACAACCCGCCCGAACTGGGCTGGGGGTGCGGCCCAGGCTGCCTAGCACATAGGGGCTTCGACCGTGCCGCCTTCCTGATAGCCTGCGGGCTGGAGGGATCATGACCTACACCTGCCAGAAATGCGGCTACACCTGGACGCCCCGGCCTAAACGGTTCGAGCAAGGCCGCTCTAAGCCGGTCCAGTGCCCACACTGCCAGAGTAAAGACTGGGATAAGAAGGGAGACTGAACAAATGGTAAGCGACCCTAGCTGTTACGTTTGTGGACACGCACCCGAAGAACATCGCGCCGGGTATGCCGAGTGCGAGATTGAGGACTGCGACTGCATCTACTTTGAGGCGCGGGAGGAAGATGAAGAAGACGAATCCTAGCCACATATCATCATGGAAGGAAGGGACAAAATGAAATGGAGTCACGTAGTTGAAGGGCAGGCCATCCACCTCTTAGGCGTGAGTGAAACCTGTACCTGCAAGGCCCGCCATGTCTGCCAGTCTTGCCAGGGTCAAGACGAACGCCTCCGTGCCGTCAACGCCAAGCTCCTAGAAGCGCTGGAGGGGTGCGAGTCGGCACTCCGTAAGGACGGCGAACGAACTCTCGTGGTGCGAAATGCCGGCGTAATACCTTCCGATGGCACAATGCCCCACCATCTCGTACTCGCTAACCAGGCCCGCGCTGTCATTGAGGAGGCTAAGAAATAGCCCCGCCAGTTCGCCTGCCGTGGAGTCCTATAGACGGACGGCGGGGAAGAATTAAATAGAGCGCCCCACACAGGACGCTCATCGTACCATAAAGCGTATCATTAGAAACGGGAGGTGTCAAGATGACCCACACAGCCAGGCCCGCGCTGTGTTAAAGCACACTGAGGAGAGGTCATGAATAACGACAGCCTGGATACTTGGAAATGCGGCCATATCAGTCACGGTTGCACTGTCTGCATAGAGCGCCGCGTTGACGACCTCACGCACACCCTAGAAGCAGCCAGGGGGTTTATTATCAAGCGGCACGGGATTGTATTAGCAGTAACACAAATCGACGAGGTGCTATACAAAGAGGAGTGGGCGATTAGGTTGGAATCACCACTGACGCAGGATGAATCTCCGTCTTATACCAGCGCTGCCCCTCGCACCAATGAACGTGCGTAGTAGCGTTAGCCTTAATACCCCCGAAGGTAGTACCCTCAACCTCAAGCGTTACGACACCATCCTGAAATGAAGCACCAATTACTCGCACACCTTCAGGAAACGCCAAGACCTGTTCTAGGACGTGCGGGGCTACCTTTACGGACGACCGTAACGGAATCGTTAGCAACCCCTCAGTTATCGCCATATCGCCTCCATCACTGTGAATGGCCCCTGTGGCGTGCCCGCACCGACCGCTCGTGCCAGTTTTCCCAGCAAATAACCCAGTAGCGATGCGAAGGCCACAGCCTCACGGCAATCCAAGAGTGGCCGTCGTCATCGAAACGTTTAATCATTAGTCAGTCCAGCTACCCGATACGGCCCGCCACTTTCCTCAAACCACCCAGGACAACAGTCCTCGCAATGTGGAATGTCATGCCTGCACCGACGGCAGGAGTGAATCTCTGTTTGACACCGAGCGCAATGATAACGGACTACGCCATCATTAGGCTCGGCCCAGCTACGCTCCATCGCATCGAACTTATGGAAACCATCAAGGCAAAGAAACAACAACCCATATTTCGACATGTGTGCAGCCTCCTCAGCCATTCGTCACCGCGACGCCGTTCAGGGAGTCTGTCATTTCTTGGATGGCGTCTTTCACTATCCTATTCACGTCCCCGCCGGTGATACCCCAGTAGTCCCCCACCTTCTCCCGCCAGTTGTAGCGGCTTATATCGTTCCGCTTCTTCTGCTTCTTCCCGTTCGCCCCATTCTTCCCGTTCTCGACATGAGCCCAGCTCGACTCCCCCAAACAGACCGTCATCCAGAGTATCTTCTCATGTTGAAATGGCAGCGCCCTCATCGCCTGCTCTATGTCCGACCACAAACAGCTAGTGTTCGCCCAGGGGGCCTCTTCTAACGGAGGTGGCCTAGACACCAGTACGTCGTCCGGAGGCCGCATACGCGCTCCCTGGGCTCTACGCTGGTAGTCCGCGAGGAGCTTCCTGAGCATCCCTGGGTTGTAGATCATAGCTGCCTTCGTTGCATCACTTCTTGAATCGCTCGAATCATGCCCTCACTCATCGCATCGCGGTCTTCCTGTATGAGTTGACACATACGCAGACCGCTGCAATACCTCGTTGAGCGCCGGATAAACCGGCGACAGTGACGGTAACGACACTGCTTCACGCCAGCACCTCCATCGCCGTAAGAGTCATCCCTTTATCTTGAACCCCGCAAAGCCCGCCGCCAGCGCCGCTATCGCCGCTACAGAAACGCTGAATAACGTCCCATCAATCCCCTGGCTGAGCGCGTAGAGCTGGAGCGCGGCGATTAAGGCCGCAGCCCACATGATTGCGATGAGCGCCGGCAGTCTCTTCATCATGCCGACGGCCTCACAGCGTCGAATACGCCCCATCCCGCCACGGCGACGAACGTTATCGGGATCGTCAGGATCGCCAGCTCCTCAGTCGTCAGCCACTCCCAGCGCACGACCGAGAACGCCACTATCGCCTGCACCGCCGCGACCCAGCCGGCACGGGTCAAGCCGTCACTGATAGCGTTGCCTGTTACGCCGGTAACACGGTCCATGTTGCTCATCGTCGCCTCCGTTCCTCTCGCATCTTCGCCTCGTGCATCTCCGCCAGCTCCTCCGCCGTCCTTCTCTTAGGCTTCCTCAACGCCATCTTCGTCAGGAACGCCACGCCCCCAACCGCCGCGATGGCCGCTAACCCCCAGCCGATGATGAGGATGACGATCTCCACACTACAGCTTTGCCTTAACGGCCTTGACGGCCTGGGCATCGGTATACGAACCGCCGCTAAGCTGGAGGGCATCTACCTTGCCCTGTAGCGCTAGGTGGGCCAGCACCTGGACCTCGCCGTGCTGGTTCTGGCGTGTTTCCAGGAAACGAACGTGCTTACTGAGAGCTCCTTCGGGGTCGAGGTTCTTAGCCTCCATCTTGGCTACGACCTTATCAGCTATGGCCTCTATCTCTTCTGGTGTTAACGCCATGTCGTCCTCCCATTCGTTGATTAGCGCGAACTTCGCGTTCCAGGGGTTACGCCCCGAAGGGCAGCTAGTGGCCGAGAGCCAGTTGTGCTCCCACATGTTCTTTCTGAGAGTCGGGGGGTTGGCCCCGAACGCCGGGCACAGCGCACGCAGGGCGACGTCTATCTTGGCGCTCCAGTAAACCTGATTCTCCGTCCAGGGCTCGCCCGCTACCCCCTCATGCTCTTTGCCCACAAGGGTCAGGTTGCCTATCAGCGAGGTATCCTGCCGCCGGTCCCCTGGAAGGCCGGCGTGCCATGTTATTTTCTCCAGCGAGTAATGTTGAATGGGCTCGCTGTGCGTCGGGAGAGAGAACGTCCACGACGACTGCGCGGGGCCGTCCAGCACGGAGTAGGCACCAGCCATCGAGCCCTCCATGCTGTGGTCTACCACGCCCTCTATCTGCGCCAGGGTCCGGTCGCCCGTGCCGTATCCCTGCTTCCAGTCGCGGCCAAGACGGCGGGCGCAGAAGCTCAGCCAGGTCACGGCTTACCCCCAGGGGCGCAGAGGGGAGTCAATGCTTGCACCCGCCACCACCGCACGAGCCGATGCCTGCAAAACAAGCAGCCGACTCCCTGGTCTCCTCGACGGCGCTCTCTCGTGCGTCTTCCTCGGTGTAATCCATGCCAATTAGCGTCTTGTACGACTCGAGCGCCGCTTCAACCCCAGCAGCCGCAGCATCAACAAACCCCGCCTTGGAAAGCGCCATCGGGGCCAACTCACAGCGCGACTCGTGGCTAGGCAAAGACTCGCAGTCGCACGTCTCGCTCATCGCCTGCTCCGCACATAAGCGTCTGCACTCTTCGGCGTCATGGTGTCGGGCTCCAGCACGGGGATGTTACGCCGGTAACACTCGGGGATTTCAGGGAGCGTCCAGTCGTCGGACGGGCACCCGTCTGGGGCAACGTCCGTGACGGGCTCAGGGAATAGGAAGTCTAGCCACTCGCTAAGCCAGCATTTCATCATGCAAAAGAAAAAGGCCCGCCGCACCTTTCGGGCCATTGGTGCTCGGGCCAGTGGCGACGGGGCTAACCGCCGACTTCTATTCGGTTGCTACTAGCTTAGGCTCCTTGACCTCAATCGTCAACCCGCCTACACCGTTGAACCTGACGCTGTAGATGCGCCGACACTTTGGACACCTCACCCCCTCAAAGGGAACCGACAGTATCCCAGGCAGCCGCCAGCCATCAGCCATACACCACCAGCGCCTAGGGTCTGACATGCCGTCTTTCGTTCTTGCAGATTCGACACTTTCGATGCCCGTTGTGCTCAACGAGATTATCGCCAGCAAGAGGGTGGCCCCTAGGGCAGTGCGTCACCCTAGCGTTGTCTGCGGTAGGGGAAAAGCCGCGCAGCACATTCACGCTGTTAGAAACTAGCTCCATGTGCCCCGGATTAACACAGCCAGGGTTAAGGCACAGATGATCCACAACCAAGCCGTCAGGAATAGACCCAACAAGCAGTTGATAGGCAAAGCGATGCGCGTAGATATTCTTCTGAGCCACCGTGACGCGCCCGTAACCTTGCTTGCTACGGTATCCACGCCACATCCAGCAGTTACCCAACTTATCTACCTTGGCCCAGAAGCGAGCTTGCGGGGTTGTTAGGTAAACCGTATGCTGATTGGGCATCGAAAGTGCCCCTTTCGGTGTCGGGGAGCCGGGCGTGTAAGCGTCGCGGCTCCTATCTAACTCAGATACAACCATTATACCACTTTTGGCGGGGCTCAGTCACCTGATGGGTTCTCCCGCGCACGCTCACGTTCGCAATTCTTACACGTAGGAAGGTCACGCCAGTCTTGCGGCCAATCGGAACGCTCAGATGCCACGGGACCAACTCCGCACAATGCCCGCTCAGCATGGTAAGGAGCCTTCTCTTGTACCCAGGCTAAGTGAAGTCGCCCGCCGCTACCCACAAGCCCCCTAATAACCCGCCAAGCGTCGAAGTCTATCGGGCTCATGTCTCCTCCCCTGGGGCTAGGGCAGCACGGTAAGGGCAGTCATCCTGTGGGTGCCGCCCGTCAGCCCAGCCACAATAAGGGCAACCTCTCGTTTCCACTACGCTCCTCAACAACCGCAGCGCTTCCCGCAGCCTCTCCCCCTGGGCCAGCCGCGCCGCAGCAGCCGAGGAGGTGTTGGCGGCCCTCAATTCCTCATCGGCCAGCCTCTCTATCTCGGCAGGCAAGGCTCCGTATTCATGGGCCTTATCGCGGATTCTCGTTATCGCGGCCACCAGCACCGCCTTCTCCGCGTCGCAGGTCTCCGTGCATTTCGTCATGGGCGGGCCTCCGATGGCATCCAGCCTGCTTCGAGCATGGCGTCCATCGCCTCCTCACACTCCTTCCAGCATTGTTGCGGCAAGGAAGGCGGGGTTGGACAATGGGTGCGGTGGATCACATCGCGGGCGTTCTCTAAGGCGAGGAGCATACGCTGGTGCTGTGTCCAGACCTCGTTGAACCGCTTTTGTAATCGGTCTAAGGCTGCGGCGTAGTCTGTGATTATCATGCGTCCTCCACTACGAGCAGATTGCAGGGGGCGCAGCCGTACGTCCTCACCCTCATCTGATTCTCCATAATCAACTGCTTCATCCACTGCGAGCACCTGGGGCATTGGGGTGGGCTCATGCCATAGCCTCCTTGATGGCGTCGCGGGCCTCTTGGCAGATACGGTAGGGGCAGTCCTTAAAAGTCAGTTCGTGAACGTCTTTATAGTGCAGGTTCCCTGCGAACCGCTTTGCCAGAGCTTCCAACCGCTCTATCGTGTGACCGCAGTCACAATCCGCTAGCCCGCACAATGGTTTCCTCACGTCGCCTTCTCCTCCTTCTCCCTTGCCTCTAGTTGTCCCATTGCCAGGACTTGTTGCACCGAGTACAGCCGCCCCATGTTGATTGGCAACGGCCATACTCGTCTACGTTCTGGCCCGTCACCACGTTGTCATGAACCCCGAGTAGACAGAGCAATTTACCCAGCATCTTGCTTCTCCTTCGCCTCATCGGGCGTGATGTCGATGGCGGCACGGGCACCCTGACACCCCCAGCGCAGACAATCCCGCCACTTGCCATCGTGCATCCGGTCAGCGTGCAGTGCTGTAGCGCAGTCCTCCAGCACCTTCCCGCGCAGCCTGGCCTGCGCCTCAGCACCCTCCAGCGCGGTCTGTAGGCGGGCGACCTCGGCACGGTAATACTGTGCGTCGAATCGGTGTTCCCCGATATGGCCTTCCTCAACAAGGCAGCGCCAGAGGCCCGATGCATCTTCTGCTTGTGCCTTACACTGGCTCATCATTCCCCCTCCTTGGACAGGATGCGGTCAAGCTCGTTCACCCCAACGCTGTACTTAGCCCTACGACGCAACTCCTCCACCGCACCCAGCTTCCCCTGCGCCTCGTCGCGCTCACGTAGAAAACCTTCTGCCTGCTTGATAACCTTGTTCCAACCCTCTTCACAGCGTCGCCAGTGCCCCTGCGCCTCCTCCAGCGCCTCCAGGGCGGCGAGTAGGCCAGTCGTCCAGTTTCCCTCGAAGGGCACCGTCACGAAGGCCAAGTGTATCCCCTTCTGCCCGGCCTCGGCTGCAAAGCAACGAACACAGCGAATTCCCCCAGGCCCACCGACAACAGCCTCCCACTCCTCATCTCGTGCATGCCAGACGGCGGCAACTGCCGAACCGCACGAGTCGCATGTTTCGCCGTCTGTAGGCAATCCCTTTGCCGTGTCACGCTCCATCCGTGCCTCGGCGAGGTCGCGATAGATTGGCTCCGCAGTGTAGCGATAGCGCTTCAAGTCCCGCCGCTCCTCCTGTGTTAGGTGCTTCTGCCAATCGTCAGTCATGGCCCCTCCGTCGCCGCCTCGCACCGCTTCTTGGCCGCTAGGGTGTCAAGCTCAGTCATCCCAGGTTTCCTTGCTATAGAGTCGGCCCTGGTAGGCCAGGGGCCAGAATGGGAAGTGGGCCTTTTCGTTGGCGAAGGCCTCAATGTCGGGGAGCGGCACATCATCCTGAACTAAGATATATAGGCCGGTGCTGTACGGGATGTTCCACGAGTCGATGACCTGAATAGGCACGTCGCGCACCTGCCGCGTCGAATAAAGATACGGGCTACGGTGCCGGTTCTTGGCCCCGCAGCTACCGCAGATATAAGTGTCCTTGTCATCCGGCCTCTTAGACTGCCTCATTCGCTTCCTCCATTTTGATATGGGCTCAGCACACGCTCTATCTGCTTCCAGCACGAAGGGCGCCAGCAATACGCCTTGCACTTCCCCGTGCCAGCCAGTATCCACAGCCACTCCGCTTGTTCCGGCGTCAGCTTCGCGTTCACCTTCAACTCAGCCACCACCACTTGCCCGTCACGGGCCATGAACAGATCCGGCCAGCCCTTCGGTGAGTGCATGGAGTTCCACGTCCAAGCCACCTTCCAGCCCCGCAGCTTCGCCAGATCCACAACGGCCCGCTGGAAGTCGCTTTCCCTCATTCTTCCTCCCAGTCCCAGGTGAACCGTATCCGCCAGTCTCGGCCTTCATAGAGCTGGTTAACCAGTTCCTCGAAGTCCTTCGCAGACCGTTCTAAGAACTCGACAGGTGTCTCGGTCAGCCCCATCCTGTAATACTTTGGGGGGTAGACCTCGATTCGGTGGTTAATTGCTTTCCGTTGTTCGCTCATTTCCCCTCCCAGTGACACGGGCGCTCGTAAGTCCACGACCGCAGCAAAGTACCATCGTTGTCCAGGACTGATACCGCGTAGGCGTGCATCTTCCGGCACCTATCCCCGCATCGCGCCGGCCCGATACGGATACCGCTCCACACGGGCCAGCCCCGGTTCTCAATCCAGTCATGGATGAGGTCATGAATGTCAGGCTTCCTCATCCCACACCCGTTCTTGTGGCGCGCTCTGAAGCGTCTCCTTTACGTTGAAGCCGGACTTATACGCTGTCCGGTATTCACGCTCTTGGCCGCAGTTTTCGCACACCGCCTTGACCGTCTCGGTGCCGTGCGGCGTCTCAATGCGCTCTTTATGGACACAGGGCGGGGCTGCGGTTGTCATGGCTAAGCGTTCTGCAACTTCAGCGCCTTAAGCACGACTCCTTGGCAACCTAGACACAAATCGAAAGAGTGGAATCTGACGGAAGTTTCAGTCACCCTCTCGTGAAGCCGCACCGCCGTCCAGTGATCTGGTAAAGAGTCGTACTTAAAATGCGCTTTGGCGCCGCAGATATCGCAGGTTGCTGTCTTTATCGTCAGCGTACTCACGTCACCTTTTCTCCCTTCACCAGCAATGTGGCCAGCCCGCGCTAGTCCCCGGACTCACCATCGACGCCCACTCAGCTACGTTGTAGCCCTGGTGATAGGCGCTGTACGGGTCCGCCAGGCCGGTGATAGCCGACACGATTGCCCACGTCCCAGGGTCGAACTGGGCGAGCCCTAAGTGATACCCGCCGGGATCCACGCGCCACGAGGATTCGCACTTCACCATCGCTACGACTCGCTCCTCCGGGTAGGGCGCTCCTCCGTCTCGGTAGCCTTGGAGGAAGCGGAGGGCGGTGTCGCAGTCCCAATCGGGGGCACAGATAAGGGTTTCCCACTCCGAATGTCGGGCCGCTCCAGCCACTGAATCGGCAACCCCCGACGAATCCTCTCCGTCTGCTCCCGCCCCCAATCCTGCCACGCCGTTGACGGCTTCGGGAGTCTGTGGCAGCGGCAGAACAGGCGATGGAGTGAGAGCATCTAAGCGCTCGGTTCGCAGCGGCACAGTGGGTAAGGCTCCCCGCAAGCACCACAACGGGCCATCATAATATTCGGATGGGCTGCAATCTTGCGAACCCGCTCCTCCTTGTCGGGACAATCGCACTTCGATAGGTGCTTCTGGCAGACCGCGCAATACATCGTCGCCTCCTAGCGTCACCAGCCCCACCAGAAGCAGGGCCAGAGCTAACTTAGTGTGGTGCGGTCTGATCCTTACCTACGCTGATGTTCAGAGCTGACGCGCAGGCCCCACAGATACTCCCCCGCTTTAGAGCCCCAGTTAAGGCTTTCGGCTTAGAACACGGCACGACGCGCCCACAGAAGGTGCAGTGGATATGCTCAGCTACCATCGAAGCCTCCCATCACGAAATGCACAGGTCGCACCCTAACCGTAATAGTTCCTATAAGACATAAAGAGAAGAGTGCCAAAAGCACTTGACGGTTTAGTTGACGGTTTGGGTGCTAGCAGTTCAACCCCCCAGGGGTATCGGTTCGCACCCCTGCTAAAATCGCATCCCCCACTAGAATCTTGTACGTATTCACCCCGTAAGGCCCCGTGCCGACGTCGCGGACTATGAGGCCGCTGCGCTCCAAGTCACCCAGCAAATCCCGCACGTAGCGTTCCGACACGCGAGCCTTCCTTGACAATGCCGCAACACCCGGCCAACAGATGCCGTTCTCGTTGGCGTAGTCGGCCAGCGCCAGCAGAACCAGCAATGTAGCCCCGCTTACATCAGCGTGCTTCCAAACTGCGCTCATGACCTCAATGCTCACAATGCCCTCCGCACCTATGCCTCGCCACACCCGCCAACGGCACACGCAGAACCGACTAAGCTCGTGGACATTTATGGCCCTTCCATTCGGCGCGGGGTATTGCAACCTTGCAATTCGGGCATGGATACCCCCAGCGGCGCCGGCCCACGGTCCTCAGCCCCAGCCTCCACCTCGCGTATCTCACCAGCGGCGAGTTCGCCATCGGGACACCTACACTTCCCGTTCAGGTGATGTAGTACCGACGTGTGATTCACCAAGCCCAGGATGTCCGCTATCTCTGTAAGGGTGTAGTTCTCTGCACGCAGAGCCACCATATGCTCGTGCCTAAGCTGGACGTTTTCCTGCGCCCTGAAGGGTATGTATCGCAGTCGGCGAAACATCGTCGCGCAATCCGCGAGCGCTGCATCTAGCGCCTTCATCCTTGCTCCTCCAGCCCTTCAAGGAACTGCCCGATCTCAGGCCACTCAGCGATGCCGAACTCCCTGGCCTTTTGCCACAATTCTTCCAGCGTCCACCGCTTCACCTTCGGCTTCGTCCCCTTGACTTGGCGACGGAATTCTGCCACCGACCACTGTTCCTCTTCGCACTTGTCCAGCCACATCTCCATGTCTTCGCGGTTCAGCCCCAACATCACGACATGGTGGGAGAAACGCAGCCCGGTGCGCCTCATGTTCTTCGGGACCGCCTCACAGACGTACATGATGTTGGCCATAGATTCGTGGACGTAGCCGAAGTCACAGATGTACTGCTCCGCCTCTTCTCCTAGCTCGGCCCGCCAAGCGTTAGCAGTGTCGCCGGCGATCCATTGGCGGTTCCATTCGGTGTCATGGATTTGTTGGGCGATTGCTACGCGCTGTTCGTGGGTTAGAGGAGAAGAAGCGCTAGAATCACCAGCACTATCAGGAGCCACATGAAGCTCACCACCATCGCCGCCGCCAACATCTCTCGCTGGCCCCGTCTCAGCCCCAGCCGGTAAGCCCTCTGGGTTGCTGGCCGAACCTTGTCGTTCTTCATCGCTTTCCTCCTTGCTCAGTGATGGTGCCGAGGAACCACGGTGCGCAGCCGTGTTCGGCATAGGCCTCACTGCAAGTGCCGCCTCAGCACCATCACTCAACCGGCCAGCTTCCTCGCCCTCCTCTACCCGCTGGCCAACGTTCGGGCTGCGCGTTGTGGCATCTGGCATCACCTCCTTTTGAACCAAGCACTTGTAGCGCTTGCTGACCTCAACAGGGACTTTAATCCAGACGCCCTTAGCCTTACGCCACTCAAAGAATCCGTCCTTCACGCGGGTTTCTAGTACATGGCGGTGCTTGGCATCGTGGTGGCCCCTACAGAGCGGACTCTTGTTCTCAGGTACGTCCCGTTCTTTTGACCCGCCCATCCCCTTCGCCTGAACATGGTCTATGTCGATGTCCTGGTCCGTGCCGCAGACCAGGCACACGAGGTCTTGGCCCGTGGGTTGCTTAGCGACGGTCACGGCCCCTCCCCCGTTAAGACCCACTCAGCCCCGCGCTCATAGGCGGCTTGGGCTTCGGCGGGGTCGTCGGTGTTGACAACGCCTCTAAGATTCCCCGTCAACCAATTGCTGTGAGGATGGTCTTCGATACGTTCCAAGATTCGGCCAGATGTTGAAAGAAAGTCAGCTGGTTGGTTGCAGGAAAAGGTACATAGAGACTTCTGGTGCATGCTAGCTCGCCGCCCCTCAAACTCAGCGAAACCCACTAGGCACGGCGGCAGCCCCTCTCTAGGGTCACTCACCTATTCACCCAGTCCTCTAGTGCGCCCGCGAGGTAGGTCATCCCCCCAGCCTTCTCCTCTGGCGTCCCCATGCCGTGCTGTAGGGCCATAGCAGCCGCCTTAATGCAGGTCTGGCGCACAATGGACGTCTGCCTGTCCGTGGGGGACTCTGAGGGCTCGCTGGTGGTGTCTGGAGGTGGATACTCGTATGGAACCTCGTCGGGTGGGAAGTCTTGTTCGGGCGGGAAAACGCTGCCTGGCGCGTCGCTCTCCTGCGGGCGGGACAGATTCTCAATCACGGAGATGTACGTCTTGTCGCCCTTTCCTTTGGCGTACTCGATACGCACTCTGTCACCCTGGCGAATGTTGGTATCAAATGGTTTCCCGCGATAATCAGCTAGGCTCCAGTTGAGCCATTCGCCCTTGTCCACGACCTTGATACCGAACTCGCTCGTGGCCACGACAGTCCCAGTCCATTCAGGCATCCTCTTCCTCCATGTGCGGCGCGGTGTCCAAGGTATTGGCCGAAGCCTGGTCCCGCGCTGAAAACGAAACCATCTCACTCTCTCAGCAGTCGTTCTTCGAGCTTGGCGATGGTGTCGCGGATTCGCTTATGCGCCTCACGGCATCGGGCACAATTGGCTTTGTTATGCTCGGCCAGGTGCAGCGAATGGCCGAGTGCTCTCATGGCCATGGTCAGGAACTCTTCGTCAGTCACAGAAACAGGCTCCCTCGCTATGGCATTTCCCCTCACAGATACAGGCGCACTCATACTTCCCGTTCCAGCAGAGCTTCCCGCAGCGCCCCTGTTGTGATGTCCGTTCAGGAATCAAACACTCGCGGCTCGCGCCTTCCCTGCCGCACTTCGAGCAAAACAGGTTACTGCCATGGAAGGGGTGAGTGCCATCCAGCATCACCATCAACTCGCCTGAGACAGCGTGGGGGACGACTCGGGTTCTGGGCGGCGTCGGGCCGCACTCAGGGCAGCGTACCCAGATGGCGTACCACTTGCTGTAACGGATTCGGAATACGCGGCCATCCTCAACGATGATTGTCATATCCACTCCCATAATCCGATGAGCAGCCCAGCCAGGATGAAGGGGAACAGGATGGCCATGACGTGATGGAGGATGCGGAGAGGGGTCACTTCTTCGCCTCCAAGGACTTCAGCGCACGGCTATATGCAGTGAGTGAGCAACGGCAACAGATGTCAGAAGTACAACCGCCGCTAGCTAACCGCACGGTGAAGTGGACATCAACAATCTTGTTCTGAATCTTGGGGTGCGCCGAAAGGTTGGCCCCGCGCTCAGCACGGAGGTAGAAATTACCGCAGATTTCGCACTTGAATGCGTCGCTCATAGCCCCAACTCCTTTGCCCTCTTCGCATTCAGGCAGTTTTTGCAGACAGGGTAGGGCTTGGCGGTGCGGTTGAGGCCCACACACGGCAATCCGCAAAGTGACGAGCCGTAGAAGCGCTCCACAATGTGGGCAATGGTACTCTCTAGTCCAAGCTGTCGAGCGTATGCGTATGCCTTCTCCCAGGGGTCTTTCATGGCTGCACTCCTTCGCCTTTACAGCGCTCGCACCTAATGTCAACAGGCGTTCCCTCCCACGATTCATCACCAGCATCTATCGCCATCTCACGGGACACCCTGTAGTGCAGCTTCCCCTCACCCCCACATTCCCCACACACCTCTCGTTCCCTCGCTGCTTCCACAAGGCTCTCGGCTTCTTGCTGGCGGTGCTCGGCTTCTTGTGGGTTCATTTCTCCTCACAGTCGGGGTCTAACTGCTTGGCTTTCTCGATGAGAGCGCAGCGAGCTATTTCCAGCTCCCCCAACGTTGTCAGAACACCAGGGGGTATCTTGAACCAACCCTCTCCGGCAGGCTCCGACTTTTCGATCACTTCCATCAGGACGGCTGCATCCCATTCCAGCCCGTCCACCAACTCATGGATAAGATCACTCTGGCTACGGCGTTTTCTGGCTAGTTCTAGCGTCATCTCATCCTCCTATTCCTAAGGTAGGGACGATGAAGAATGTGGGGCTGCAAAGATGTCACGTGTGCGCAAGCTATGGTCCTCATCATCCCTACTCTAGGCAGGAGAGGACGGGGGAACCGAACCCCTCCTGCACCATCACGAAATGCCCCGCCTCCTTTCTCAGCTTGCCTTTTCTGTCTTCTCTGGAGATGGCATCCGCATGAAGAGTTCAGCGAATTCGGCAAAGGCCCCCTCGATAACTTTGGCGCACCTTCCGCGAATGATTAACGCGATGGTATTTGCCTCATCCTCCTTCACCCGTTCCCATGCCTCTGGGGTCATACGCGCCCTCAATCCTTCCAACAGAGCCGCTTTCTCCGGTAAAAAGTCGTTCACACCCGCCTCCTTTCTCTCCTTTGTCCGGCACGGCCCTCGTCTGGGGGTGCAGAGACGAGCCGTGCCCCGTTAGGGGTAGCCGTGCGGGAAAAATGAGTCATGAAACTATCTCGCCTAAGTCCACAAAGGCACCCAGGCAGGCTATGTCACAGAACTGCTTTATCCCAGTCTCAACAAGCGTGACGTGCTTCCAATTATCTAGTGAGTCACGCTCAACGAAGCCGCAGTAGCCACTGAAGGCGAGGGAAAGGTGACGCTTATGTACCCGTTTGCCGTCACTCAGAACCTTATTACACGAGTCACAGCGATAGATGACGGTGGTGCTTATCTCTTTCACGCCAGCCTCCAAATGCGAATCTCTCTGCCGTGGGCCTCACGCCGGGTACTCTTGACGTACTGGCCCGTCCAGGCGAACCGCCTGTCGTGGAAAATCGCACCGAAACAGTTCGGGTGCGGCGGATATTCCACGTCCATGATGAAATGCACGTCATCAGATGTGACAGTTCCTGTATCGCGGCAATACCGCGCAGCCACCTCACGCGCATCGTCTACCCACCGATAACGTGAAACCGACGCTATCCCCTGCTCTTTGAGTTCCAGGCCGGTTAGGGCTAGCTGGCCCGTGCGACGTCGGTGTCGGCCTAGCGTTGTGAGTGCGCCCTCTACATTGAGCTGGGCGGTTGTCATGACTTCACCTCATCCCATTTACGCGACTTGCACGCAGGGCACATCTTAGGCTTTTCTGGCTGGCGGGGATACCACTTCGCTCCGCACCGAAGACACTGTACCTCTCTAATCATTGTAGGCATAGTACCTATCTTAGGGACGATTCAAGGTAAAGCAAGGGGTTAGTTGACGTAAGGCGAAGGTATTTCTTAACTTAGCGAGCGCCAAGCTAGCTCAGGCTTACGGACGTGAGGCGGCAGTTCTGGTGAAGATGACGAAGAGGCTGCCATCACGAAATGGCGGATAGCGTCAGTTAGCAATCTGGGACAACATCTGGAAGTTGGTGCCGTCATAGGCAACTATGACCATCTGCCCAGCTTCAATGTCATTGTCCGCTAAGTCTTGGTCGTGGAGTTTCTTAATCGTCTTTGCGCCAAGACTGTTGACGTTCAGTGTTGCCGCACCCGTGTTGGCGGTATTGGCCTTGAAGTGAAATAGCTGCCCCACCACATAAGCCGAAGGGGCAGAAGTGAGCGTAATGACATAGGTGTCTGAGGCTTCAGCGTCTGTCGCGTACGGGACGACCACTACATCCTTGATGAGCAACCTATCTATGCTGACACCTGCCGCTGGCGTTCGTTCAGTAATAGTGTCCGTTCGCAGAGTTGTTATGTTGGCTACTTGGACGAACAGCCGCCGCAGGCGAAGGATGCCCTGGCTCAACAGGCTCCGCCGCTCAGACGGAGCCTGAAGCGTAGGATCGTATTCCTGTGTCACCCCTGGAAGCCTCTCAGCGCTTGCAGCAAGCCTCTCAGCGCCTTGCCAGCCTGACCTTCGTAGTAGGTGCCCTTTTCGAGAGTGCGTCCCGCTTCGCCCAGCCGTGAGTTATCCTCGCCGTCAAAGATATACTTCACGTCTGAGGGTCGGTGAACGGGGTGGACGGTGTGGATTTTGACTATCTTCATGAGCCCGCCTTCTCTATCACTGGGGCCGCTATCACGTATTCAGGCGGCTCTTGGTTGCGCGGTGTCAAGGCGCTAATCTCGTCGGCGCGGAGCATTCGCGGTTTCCCCATGATGCCGTTGAACGTGTCCCTGCCGGGGAGAGTGTACTTCTTCAGGTCGCCCACATACCCCTCAAGCTCGGAGCGTATCTTCTTCGCCGTCCTGCCCGTCTGATCCGCCACGTCGAACAGGAACATCCACTCACGGGAGGTTCGGGGCAGGGCTACTACACGCAACACTACATCTCGCAGGTGGGGACCGTTGGTGTTCGTGAGATTAGAGTTCCCCACCCATCGCACCTGTACCAATAGCGTCCTGGCCGTATCGTTGCTGTCCTGTGTCCAGAACTGGCGGAAGAAGCCGTCCGAACTGATGGTAGAGCCAGGATCCTCTAAGGAGCCCCCGTCGCGGTAGACACTGAACCGGAAGGCACCAACCACGGAGCCGAAGTCCTCCGCCCAGCCCTCAATGGCCCAGAGCTGCTTGGGGACGTTAGGCATCCCCCCGTCGATGCGCCCACTGGTGACGCTACCAACAGCCATTAGGCCGATGTCGCCCCTGCGACTAAGAGGGGCACCATCCTTATCCAGCCAGATGTACCTCAGGTCGTTCCCGTCGGCATACCACAGACAGGGCCTAGTCTCTGAAGCAGAGAACTTCGAGGTCTCCGTTATGTGAACTCCGTGGAAGTCGTTGAAGTCAGCCGAGGGAAGGGCGATCACTTGCGAGATTAAGGGCATGGGGCCAGGCGGGTCAGTCTCCTTCCGCTCCCTTATCATCGTCAAGAAGGCGGTTGTACCCGCCGACGAAACGTATAGCCTGTAGGTATATGCGCCGAAAGTCGCTCCTCCCATCCAACGTCCATGCTTGAAGTAGTCGGTGGAGCCTAGGCTGGGATCATTGGCTCGGTTCTCGGGGTTGGAGTCGGGGCCTTCCGGTTCACCCGTGAGTGTCCACCAGAGCCCTGAAGAGGCGGGGATCATGAACCCTCCATGCCAGTACACCATCCCCTGCCCGTTGCGCTCGGCCTGCTGAATATCGGGAAAGACGTTCTGAGCCTCCCCTATCAAGTCCCACTCGTAAAAACCGTCTTCCTTGGCGATATAGCCTAGCCCGCCCGCCTCACCCAGCTCAGTGATGTTGGAACTGACATCGCCCGCAAAGAAATCACCGCCCCAGTTGGCCTCCGTGTTCGGGTCGGAGCCGCGAGGCAGGATAGAGATTTGGTTCTCATCCGTAGAGCGGATAAGCTGATTACCTACGACTTTGAGATGCCGTGCGTCTGCGTCGGCGCTGGCCGTCCAAGTATCATCACTGGTGCCGCCCGCTATCGTGGTGAGTTTTTGTATCTTGCCGTTATCCCCCAACCCCAGCCGCCAAAGGGTGTTCGACCCATCGTTCCATTCGGCGGGGTGGCCCATCGGCTGGGTGGTGTCCACGACAAACGTTTTTGTATTGAGAAGAGTCCCGAAGTTGGCGGCGGCGAGGCTGATCTTGTAGACGTTGACCTCGCCATCCTCAACGCTGATGGCGTAGAGCACCGGCAGCTTGGCGGGCTTCAGGGCGATAGCCCCAAGAGCCCAGTTCGACGAACTGCCAAGCGTCCAGCTCATCGTGACGGTGCCAGCACCGGGTTCACTACTGCCAGCGCCACGGATGGTAGTCCCCTCAAGAACGTTCCAGCGCTGAGTCTGGCTTGCACCCACCGTCGCCGTGACGTTTCCCACGACCAGGCAGCCCACCACCACCTCCCCCGAAGCGCTTGACACATCGACAGTAGCAGGGCTACTGGAGCCAGAGGCCGCGACGAAGGAGCCTACAGGTTTTGCCTGGTCAACGTTCGTCCAGCTATCAGCCCCACCAACGATGTCACGCGTCGCGCCGCTGTAGGTGGCGACGATGTTGGCCGCGCCAGTCGCCGGGGCCACCAGAAACCATATCTGCATCTGGCTGCCGTTTGATGGGTGGTTACCAGCATACGTTAGGGCCGTGCCGCCGTAAGTAACGGTGTCAGGCCCAGGCGTGGGCACGTTGGACAGCCCGACCCTAAGAAGGCGGTCATCACCCGACCCAACCGTGTGCTCCCAGGTGAGGCTGGTGACGGTAGAGTCACTGGCGTCGGAGGCGGCATCGAAGGCGATAGTGGCGTTGGGGGCCAGCGCCTCAAACCCGTACATCGGCGGGTTGGCCGCGTCCGTGAGCGTGACCTTTGTGGGCACAATAGGGGGTCGGATGATGTTCGGCTCCTGAACGATCATCCCAGTGCTGACGAACGCCCCCGCCTGCCGCTCATCGTAGGTGGAGTACGCCAACCCGCCGTGAAAGGAAAGGGGAATAGCTAAAGGCTGATTGGGCTCTGCCTCCGGTTGTTCAGAGACGGTTTCGTAAGAGACGTTGTTGGGGATACGGGACAGGGGGTAAGACTTCTTCCCCGTATCGTCGACTGCTGAGACGCCGAGCTCGTCGCCTATATCGGACGCGGCTCTCACATCCGCACCCCTATCCTGGTCGGCAGTTCAACCGTCACCCTCTGGAAGTGGATAGCTCTGAGAAGGGCCATCGTCTCAGCGGCCTTGTCCGGCTCTCGTACCAGCTTCTCCGCCCATCTGACGATGAAGTCCTGCTCCGCTACAGAGGTAGAAGTGTCGGCGGAGAGTTCGTCTAACGGCCTCAGAGCGTAAATGAAGGGGCGGGCGCTCCCAGCGTCCACCCATATATGCAATGGTAGGTTCCCCCGTCTGTCGACGCTCTCAAAACCGTAGGACAGGGGTTGGGAACGAGTCTCGTTGGAGCGGTAGTCATTGTCGGAGCTGGGGCCTCCCGTGCCTTGCGCGAAACTCCGCACGTCCAGCAGTTGTTCCGGTCGGGTGACCCACGACGGGAGAGAATAAACTCGCCTGCCCGTACTCCACACCTGGAAGTTCTCCCAGAACGTGATGTCGGTGTCGGTGTCGGAGATGAAGCGAAAGTCTATCTGCTCACAGTCCGAAGGGGTGGAGAATTGATAAACCAACTCTATCCATGAGGGTTCGTCCGTAGTGGCGTCTTCGATAGTAGCGCTGGAGTCGGTTACATCAACGACGCGGAAGGTTGCTGAGTCTCCTGAAGTGACGTAGCAGTCCACGGCGGCGTAGAGGCTTAGGCTTTCGGGGACGCCGATGTTGCCGGTGTTCCCATATCCCCCCGCCGACGTCGCCGTGTTCTTGAGACTCTGCGCCCCGTGCTTGACAATGGTGGCTTCCGTCGCCAGGGTCGCGTTCGTGGAAGAATAGTCCGTCGCTATCGTGGACGGTTCCATGTCGTTGGCGTCGTTGCCCATGATGTGCATAGAGAGAGGAAAGAAGGTCGGCAGAAAGATGTTGCGCTGTACGCGATTGATGGCGTTCTGCAACACCGCCGGTGGGTGGTCGCTGATAATGAACAGGTCACCACTGGCGAGGCTGGCGATGCTGGGGTCTACCGTGAGTGAGCCTGTTACAGTCCAGCCTGCCTCGGTGACACGGCTCGTACCCCTAGAGCCAGCGTCGGCTGCCTGGACCACGTAGACATACTTCCGGTCGAAGGCGTTTACGTCACCGGAGGAGTAGTTTAGAGCCCCGCCCGTCTCGGTGATCGTCGTGCCCGTTGAGGAACTGTTAGTGCCGGTAACTGGGTCGTGTTTATCCGCGTAGAGAAGGCGAGAAAGCTCTCTTTGTATAGCGATGCGGGTCGGCATTGGCTACTCCTATTTCTTGGCGAAGTGGCGGAGCTTCGTCGTGCTCAGAGACTTAAAAGAGCGGGGTTTCTTCCCCGCCCTTCGTCGGCCTAACTCCGCACCCGCCGCCCTGCGCTGCTTGGCGCTTTTTGCTGGCATCTACCCCACTCCCGTTACCGTCAGGCTGTAGCGGCGTGTGGCGGGTGCTCCGTCCGCCGCCGCAATTTCCACGTCGTTGCCATCATTAACGAAGAGGTCGAGGTCGTCATCGTCAAAGAAGGCGGGCATTATTCTCCCCCCTGAGTTACCGATAGTACGGCCTAGAGAGGTCATGCGCAGGTCATCGTTCTCAATGCCGTAGGTTTGTTCAGTACCCCAGCTAGTCATACTGTTATCAGACTTCTTAAAATAGCAGACAACCGTGGAGAGCAGAGTCTCGTCTCCTGCGTCCGAACCACAATAAGCCACGTAAATATCACCATTTTGCTGGTTAACCAAAAGAGAGGGAAAAGACGAATCATCGGTATCGGTGTCAATATTTGCTTTCTGAGTAATGGTTGGCGTAGCTTGAGTAATATCTACAGACCTAAAGTCGCCAGTCGCGGAGTCAACGGCGTTCCAGTACACAACTAAGATGTGTTCGTCCGAATGTCGGCTAACCGCGTCGAAGACACCCTTGTAGCTTCGAGCTTCGGCTCCTGTAACGCTGCTCGTCGCGTCAATCGCAGTTACACCCCAAGTTCCAGCACTCTCATCGTACTTCCAGAACTCTAGGTCTTGGTTGACAGCATCGAATACTACCGCGCAAATATCGTCGGTGTCGGCAGCCGCGCCAGGGAACAGCTTTATCACTTCCTCGTCCGCGGAATAGGGTGAGGTCTCCGACGTACCGGCTGTGGCAAATCCATCTGTGGAGGACAGCATACTGTGGTCGGTGTTCTCGGCGTCATCCTCGTAATCCCCCCTCACAGCTACATAGACCCTCCCTGATTTTGCGACGGTTATTGCTACATCGCTGTCGCCACTAGTGGGACTCACAGTGAGCGAGTCTATTGTACGGTCTGTGCCCCAAGTGTCGTCCGAGGTGTCGAACTGTATGTAATGAACTTCGTTGGTGGGGGCGGTTATTAAAAATGCTATGTGGAGGAGAGTCCCGCTATTGCCTTCGGTTTCCTGGTCGAACCATACCGCCATCGACCTATTACCTCCGTCAGCGGGGTTGTTAGCGGCATCTTGAACTGTCCAGGACGCCCCACTATTCGAGGTCTTGTAAACCTCGATTGGGCTACCAGTTTGGTTGACAAGAATAATATAACCAACTGAAGGACTTGTCCAGTATGGCCCGTGAACGGCGTTACGTTCATTGGTGACAGCAGAACAGTTGTCAAATACAGTTACGTCAGCCATGAGTCACTAGCATCCTTAGTCCTGGTAGAGAATGACTATCCCAGCGTCGCCCGCGCCGGGAGCACCGTTGTCGGTTCCAGAGCCAGTCGTGATCGCAACGGTCAACGCGGTGCTGTAGGCGAGGCCGCACACTGGAATGGGAAGCACGACGCCCGCGCCGTCCGAGTCGGCGTTGCCAGGAATCAGGTAGTTGTTTGTCGGGGCTGTAGTCCCCACTGTGACGGTGTTGGTGTTGAAAAGCTGCAACCACAAGGGGGCAGCAGTCGCGTTCCAAGCATAGATACCGTAGATGGTCACCGCGCTGGAGGCAGGGTCTTCCTCCGACTCGTCAAGGTCCACGGAGGTGAACATCTTGCATCCACCTGTACTAGACGAGTGAGGACGAGTGTAGAGCGCACCGGCGGCATCAGCCTGGAAGGGAACGTAGTCTCCATCTGTGCCACCCAGGGCGGCCAGGGCGTCGTTCCTGACCGCTAGGGACATGACCCCGACATCACCGGAGGCGTGTTGGGCATCCTCGATTTTAGCCAAGTCGCCAGCGGCTCCCGTGGCGGCACCAATCGTCACCTCGCCCACTACCGCTGCGCCTGCCGACAGGACAGTATACAGAGCACCGCTGGCGTTCACCTGTAGGGGTGCTATCTCGTTGTCTGTCCCCGCTAGGGCAGCAAGAGCATCGTTACGAACCACACCGATAATCTGGCCACTGGTGGTCGTTTCAGTGTAGGTAGCGGTTCCCAGCACCGCCACGGGGTTGTCAATCAACTGCAAGGCGGTGAGCGCGTCGCCGGATATGGTGGTGTCCAGCGTAGCCGCTGACACGTCCATCGCCGCTCCCTCTTGAATGTAAAGCGCTCCAGAGGCGTTCACTTGGAGGGGAGCTATTTCGTTATCAGTCCCTGCCAGCGCCGCGAGGGTGTCGTTGCGCACCACACCGATGACGTTGCCACTGGTCGTGGTCTCGGTGTAGGTCGCCGTTCCCAACACGACCACGGGGTCATCAATCAGTTGTAGGGCTGTGAGGGCGTCGCCTGTAACAAGGGTGCTCGCCCAGAGCCGCCCGTTATCGAGCTGAAGCGGCTCGTAGTCGCCGTCCGTGCCGCTCAGGTCGGCGGGGGTCGCCTTCCGCACAGCGAGCATCTGAACGCCCGCGTCGCCTGTCGAATGGGCGGCATCCTCAGCCAAGACGATGGAGGAGGCGTCGATGGTCACGTCGTTGTTCCCACCTAGGTCTACCGTGACGGTCGCGTTGGAGGCCCGTATGTCTACGGGGAGCCCCGCTGATGTGGTGACCAGCGTGGCCGTATTTAAGGCCCCGAACGCCAGCTTGTTGATTTGATACCATACGCCGGTGATGTCGTCTGCGGCGATAACCGCCCCGCCACTTCCCGCATCAAGCTCGATATTGTCGGCCACTTATGTCACCCCTTCTTAGCCTTCTTCTGTGGCTGTGTGAGCTGTGCTTCGAGTTGCTTATTCCTGATTTCCAGCGCCACGTTCGTCTCGTGCAGTACCATAAGTTCGGCCTGGAGCTTACCCATCATGGTGAAGAGTTGGTCTACGTTTACCTGTACCATCTATAGCCCTAACTTCTTTCTGCGGTTACAACCCGCTGTGACACAGTAGAAGTAGCCGTCGCCTGGATTGTGCGTGTACTCGTGCCCATGTCGGGCAACACCCCGCGTCCGTTGATATGGAAGGGCAGGTTCGGGGGCCGGAGAGTGATGCAGTTTAATGTTCAGCACCCAACCTACGAGGATGCCGCCTGCTCCGCTGGCCAGCCCTACCCCTATCAGTTCTATCATTGCTTGAACCAACGCAGAAGGAACGAATCCGCTTCTTCAACAACCACGCCACTGCCTCGGAACTTGAGGTTGATTACCCAGGCAAGCATTAGTTGGCCACCACGTTGCCGTCATCCGAGATAGGAAGCCAGTACACGGTGAAGTCGATGACGCCAGCACTGATGTTGTTACTACCAAGAACGCGGCAGGAGATGTTGTCGGTGATTGCTATGTCCTTGAGTGCCGCTGGTATAGCCATTCCTCCAACTTCAGTTGGATCAGTGTCCATCCAAAAGTCGTTGGCGTCGATGTCGGTGGCTGTAGTCGCGCCGACGAATAAGGCTGTAGAGTTGTTCACGCCTAGTCTAAGATTTGGGGTTCCTGCACTCTCCTCTAGGCTAGTAGTGCAGAAGGGAACAATGGCTACGACTATAACCTCACCTGTCACAGTGAAGATGTCTGTTTCTGTATTGAGGGCACCCGTACCGCCCGCAGTGAAAGTGATGGTCTTTCTGGCAGGCGGTATATGACCACCAGTTTCAAGAGGCATTTCAATCTCCCTCCGTCACTAGTAGGGTAGTCGTACCGGAAACCAGCACCCCGTTAATCGCACCTGTATAAAGGTTGCCTATATTGCGGCTCATCTCGTAAGAGCCTCCGTTCGCATTCACGCGAATACCCTCATTCTTCACTGCCGTTGAGCCTAAGTTCAAGTAGCAAACGACCGTGCCATCGTTGACAATCAGCGCATATTTTCGCCCTTGGTTGGTAGCAAGCACCGCTGCGCTAGCTGAGGTCATTGAAGCAGTTGTGTGCGCCATAGTGAGGCTAGGTCCACCTGGCATCTTTAATCTCCCTTCTCCTTCGTGGTGACTACGTTCATACCTCTAACGCCCCCCTCGCTACTGCGGTGAATTGCAGTAGTCCTGAGAGGTTGTCACTGATAGTTAACGACAGGAAATTACCAGCGCCACCCTCTAAAACAATCGGCTCTGGAAACGCTACCAGGATTGTGATGAACGTGTTTGTGCCGTCGCTAATGTGGTTGATGATGTTTGAGTCCGCCGAAAGGAAATCTCCCAACTGCCGGAGGGTGACGCTGAAAAGCGTTTTCCCCTTCTGCACTCTGTTGAACACAACCCCGTTTGTGAGCGGGGAAGTTATCCCCATGAAGTCGTCGTAGGCAAGATTGGGTACTGTAGCGTTTTCCGACGCGTCCGCCACTGAAGTAATGCCGGTGATGTTGTCAGCTAGCGCGACCCGCAGCTCCGTGATGTGGAACCTTGTTCCTATCGGCGTTGTCGCCTTGAACACAGCAGGCGTGCCGGTCTGCTCGAACTGAATATCGTCAAACTTCACCGTTGGCTTTGTGCCCCCCAAGCGGGTCATCGTAATTACCATACCGTCAAGGAGTTGTGTGTTAAGTCCTAAATCGGCCTTCGGGATGACGAAGTTCTGCTCTGCGAAATTCCCCGTGTTGATGTAGTCGTTCAGGTCTATGGAATTGCCGACGGCGACCCCAGCTAGGTCAAACGCCACGATGATCGAGTTGTTGGTCGAGTTGTATATATCGAGATCGACCTTCCCTGTAAGGGCGGTGAAGCCTGACATGTCGATGGTCGTCGCGCCCTGCTCTGCGAAGGATGCCGCGTCGTTGTTGTTAGCTGAAGTGATCGTCGTCTTGCCCCCGTCCGCGAAGTTCCACGTTCCCGACAGGGCCGTACCCGTCCACTCCACTGAAGTGCCCCCGTTGTGGATGATCTCAGGTGTTCCCGTAAACGCAATGTTCTGGTTCATCGCCGCCCCGAACGAGTCGTTAAGGAAAGGATGAACCTCTGGGCTGAAGTCCTGAAACGGCCTCGTGAGTACCAACAGGCCGGAATGGTTAGCCCGCTTTGCGGTCGAGAACCTGTGGACATGGGACTTCAACCCCGTCCCGTCACCGTCCAGTATATTTACATCAATCATTCGTAATAGGCGTGGATTCGCACGCAGGCCAGCGTTGTCGCAGATGCGACATTCTGCACCGTGAGTGTGAGCGAGTCGTTTTGCCCCAGGATCAGCGCCCCCTCATACTCTATGTTGCTGTGACCTACATCATTGATATGCTGGCTCATCCACACCCCGCCGCTCCGCGTCTTGCCAGCGGCGCTTGCGGCAAAGACATCAGCGTCCGCAACGTTGCTTGAGGCGAAGTTATGGTTCACCTCCACTCCCGCATTCGCGTCTGAGACGATGGTTCCGCCCGTGTCGTTCTTATATAGAATCCACTGCTGAATGACACTACCGCACGTTCTGATTTTGTGGATGTGAAGATGCTTGGTACTAGATGTGTTCTTCAAATAGAAGATTGCGTGTTCATCCGTAGTCGTGGGCGCAATGAAGGCACCCGTCGCAAACTCATACGATTGTGCCACCTCCTGTGAATTGTCCTTGCAGTCGCAGTTCGTTATCGCCTTTGTTAGTAGACGATTGCTGGTGTCTACAGCAGCCCTATATCCTTTGCCTGCTCCATCTTCTATCTGTGACATCTATGCCTCCGATATATCCGTGTCATCTAACTCTTCTCCTGTCACCATCGCGAGATGAGCGTTCTGGATTTTCAGTTCCGTCAGTATCTCGCCCAAGATGACGCTTGTGGCCCGCACCTCATCTACGGTAATAGTCCCGACCTGCTCCACCACCACCGTCTTGTCACGAACCCAATCCGCGCCGTCGTAGACGAACTCCTCTTGCGTATCAGTTTCAGTGAAGGTCGAAGCTACCGGCACACCCACCGGCTTGGTGTCCGTGGACAGGCCGAAGAATCGGGGTATGTGTTGGTGAGAGTCAGTGTCAGTGACGGCCACTACTCGGCTACCTCAATCGACAGATCACCGAAGGCAGGGAACACCGCCGACTCCATCTCTTCGTGGAAGATGTTGGCAACCAGTGTGCCGTCGCCCACCAGGGATTCTATCGTCATCCCCTCCGGGAACGGCTCAGACATCCCTGACATGTTTATCGTTTCGCCGGGCGGCACAACCA